CAGATACACCGACCACTCATCGTTGACGTCATCACCACAAGCATCCGGCAACGCGTCAAACAACGCATCGACAGAGCCAGAGCCTGACACCATCAGCGCCATCTGCTTCCGCCATGCATCACCCAGGCTGCTGACGTCAGCCACCTCACGGTTGGTGTTCAGCTCCCAGCTGACAGTCTGAGCAAGGCACCGCGCCCCCTCTCCTCCAACCACGCGAAACGAAACGCGGTAAGCCTCCGACGGCTCTAGCAGTGCAATGGCATTGGCTGAACCGCCTGCCAACGACTCAGACCATGAGCTATACAGCCGAATGCCGCCGATTTGATCAACGTTGACGTACCACTGACCGTCAGCATGCTGTTGGTTGTCCGGCCAACCGCTGGGATCAACAAAGTCCAACAGCTCACTAACCCGAGCGCCGCTCTCGTCAACCCGCTCAAACGACACAAGGTCGCCGGTAATCAGGCTGTACTTGGCCTTATCAAAACCAAATCGCCGCTCACCCGTATCCACGTCAGACGGGCTGAGCACAGCAAACACTGGCTCAGACTGAAGCCGCTCAATCCGCAGCCCACCACCGGAACCAAGCCAAATAGCCATTAGGCAAAGGTCGCTGTCGCGAGCGGACCAACAACGGTGAAATTAATTGCAGCGGTGACCAGCTGACCAGCAGCTGCATTCATCGTCACCGAGTTCAGGCAGCAGGTGAAGCTCACCTCATGCGACCGGGCGCCGTTGTCATAACGCAACGACATGGTGTGCGTTGGCTCGGTTGGGGTCTGCGTCACCCGCAACACATCGGTCAGCAATGCGCTGCCATCGATCAAGCCAGCGTCCTTCTCGTAATACAGCAAGCTGCAGCTGCCGGTAAAGGCTTGCACCCCATAGACATATCGACGAGCAAAATCACCAAGTGTCGTGCAGTCCAGCGTCTCTGCCGTTGCGTTAAACGTCCAGTTTTGAATATGCCCAACCTTGTTGCCGTCGGCATACAGCGAGCCATCGATGCCAGTGAATTGCTTGGCCATCAGATCAGCCCAACTAACGACACGCTTACAGTCATGATACCGGGGGCTACGAATTCCACTTCAGGTGGTCCGCCGTAGCGCCATTTCTGACCTACTGGAAATTCGTTAACGTACTGATTCCAGCCGGCATACACCTCAGGCGCTAGCTCAAACTGCAACGCAACACCAAGCTGCGTGCGGTAGTGATCAAGGATGCGCTGAGCTACAGCTTCAAGGATGTTGTTAAAGCTAAGCGTCAGCTGAGCACCTGTTGCGCTGTCACCCAAGATCACCCGAGTCTCTTTCCCAGACACTGACGTGAACGCATTCATCGGCACCGTTGCTGGCGCAAGCGAACGTCCTGACGGTTGCAACCCTGGGAACTGGCTCATGAGATCTCCACCTCACCAGCGGCGATGTCCTTAGCAATCAGGCTAACTCTGCTGTCATCGACAGGGAAGTGAATCAACGTCAAGTTGACCGCCCCGCCGATACCTTCGCCAATCTGCTCAATCTCATACATCGTGCTGTTAGTGATGCCCTCGCCTTCGGTGGTATCAAGCGCTAGGTCAATTTGAACGATGTCACCAGGGCGCAGCATGTTGCCGCGACGGCCAATTGACACCTCAACCGTATGCTCGACGTAACGCTTTTTGGCAAGGATGTACCGCGCCGCATAAGCCGCATGGGTAGAGCTGACGCAGAACTCAGTCAAATCGTGTGTTTCAAACGGACCTTCCTGCGCAGTACCGGGATAACGCACCTCAATCGTGCGCGGCTGACCAGGGCCAGTTTCTGACTGCTCTCTAAACAGCATCACCAGACAAACAGGACGACGGTCACGCACGTTGATGTACTGCCGGCTGTAGCTGTCTTGCACGATGTCGTCGGTCGTCAGCGTCATCACTGGTGTCACCGCTGCTTCGCTAATCTTGTACTGCGCATCGATAGGCACCACAGGGGTTAAGCCATACTTGCCATCAACCTGCCGTGGCGCACACAAGAAGTAAGGCGCAGTACGCGTCAACCACTCAGCACCGCTGTTAGTCGTATTGAGGACACCGTTGAAATGCAGCTTGTATTGCTCGCAGAATCGAGCGGCATACAACAAGGCTTGGTAATCAATTTGCTCTGTTTTTAGCATCCCGCCCTGCTCAAGCAGATGTAACACCAAATCGCTGTACACATTGCTGGGGCCAAGCTGCATGCTCTGCAACTGTTGCTTGACGTAAATACCTTCACGACAGAAGCAATGCAACTGCATGAAATAATCAGGGCCAGTGATTGGCCGCAGCGCAGCAGTCGTGCCAGTAATGCCAACAAGCGTCAAGTTGCGATAGCCAGCATTAACAATTTCACCACTGCCAGGCGCGTCAGGAAATTCAAGCTCGTCATAAACACGCTCGAAAACCTCTACGGCCTGAACACTGACAGATTCATTGCCCGCAATGTTTTCATGAACTTGCCCGTTGTAAGCCCTAACCACGTCGTCCTGCTTTTGAATCATGGCAAGACATGCGCTTGAAGAAGCTGATGCAGTAATGCGTATGTAACCCGTGCCGGCATAACCAAAAGAAAACGACTGCACGGTTGGGCCACTAGAGCGCAACGCTGTTGTTGCGTAAAACTCGACGCGGTATTTTGATGGCTCAAGATTTGTGATCGCCAGTGATTGCGTAACCTGAAACCCGCCTAGCTTGATTGTCCCAGACTTTGCGACTGCGCTTGTGTTTTCATCAATGACACGATATGACCAAGTTCTGTAACTGTATGCAGTCCAGCTGACAGATCTACTTAGTGGAGCAGACTGATCATAAACATCGCCATAAGTTGGATCGTTGGTAATAGATGGCTGAATGTCACCATTTGTAAGCTCTTTCAGTGGTGATGAGCCCCCAAATTGGGTTGATTGATAACTGTAAGGATCGCTCATTTCGTTGGGATAGTATCCGCCCTGGCTACCGCTAGTGCCCAGCATTACTGACACAACTAGCGGGTATGTGGACTGATTCATATTTACATACTGAGATTCGCAATATGAGCCGGAACTTGAAACAGTAATTTCACCAGAAAAGTTAAAAGTAATTGCCGTGCATTTGCTAGTAGAAGACGTCCAAGTCGCTAGCTGCTCTTCAGATTGATCTAATGACAAGCTTGGTCCGCTGGAGATAACTTGTGATTCCCACCCCAGCGATCCACCTGGCGTATATTCAATGTCAACGCAATCAGGGATCTGCTGATAGGCCAAACACAAGCTATTGCCATCAATCTCTTCTAGCTTTGTGCCGCCGTATTTAACGTCCGCAATTGGCAAGTTAACTAACCGCCCCTGCGTCAACACATACATCAAACTAAACTTGCCATCCGTCAAACCCAGCGCGATTAACCGTGGTGTTGTCCAGCAACCACCATGTGTAACCTCATTGCCATCGCTATTCTCATATGTCACCCGCTTGCCAAAAATTAACGGGATCGTCTCACCAATAATCGCAACTTCTTGCTGTACATCTAGTTTTGTGGCTTCATTGGCCGATGCTTGCTCATCAACGCGCTTGAGCCGTGAAATCGGCGCTGATGGGCCTTGGGGGTAAACGTAGATCGGCATCAGAGCACAGGCAGCCTGCCTACAAGGCTAGTGGTGAACTTACGCCCAGGGATATCCTCTGTCACTGCGTCAATGCCGGCGCCGATAGTCACCGTCAACGTTGTCAGGTCACAGTTCATTTCGATCGCTTCACCAATGAACCGCGCAACCATCGTGCCTTCACTGATACTGCTAGGCATGCCACCATCAACGCTGTACTCATAAACCTCAATTTCAATCAGAAATGCCTCATTGATTGCAGCCTCCATATATGCCAAATTCTGCTGCGTAGCTGCCATCTCAATTGACAACCCACCCTCATCAGCAGAACGATTGAAGTACAGATCGCTGGTCTGAAACGAATGAAAACTGTACCCGTCAACCTCCTTATTAACCCAGAAATTTTGCCACTTAAATACGTCAGTATTTCCTGCAAAGAACCGCAGGGTTGTTGCCATTGCTAACTGTGTCATCGATCAAGCCCCGCAAACAGACGGCTATTAGAGTTGCGCCGTAATGTCTTCAGCGTCTGACCAACAGCACTATTCAACAACCCCGGCACATCCCCCTTCTTGATGTACTCTTCACCGCCCATGCTGACCGTGCTGCCGCTGTAATTAACGTTTACTGTAGCTGAACTGGGAATCACAGAATCACCGCGTTGACCGGCGCCATAACGCGCCATCGCAGAATCCATTTTCGATTCGGGAATAATGTATTCAGGCTCACCGCCTTCACCAACCACCGCGTTGGTTGGACCTGTTACGTAACCACCTTCGGCGAAAGTGTCTCTATAGGCAATCCCTGGCCCAAAACTTGCCCCGGCTCTGGTGCCAAGGAATTCCGCAACCATTTGCTCTTTTATGCTTCCCTTGGGTCCTGTCATCCCGCCGCGCTCAGCCACCGCACGGGCAGCCAAAGACATGTCACCCGAACCCATCCTTAAGAAGTCCATGTCATAAGCGTATTGCTCTTTTGAAAGATTTGACAGCGGGTCGTATTTGTGAATTTCGCCTTTCCAGCCGCTTAATCGCAACTGGTTGTATGCGCGTTCGTATTCATCTTGGGTAATATCCCTGATCTTTCCGTCTTCACCCATCACTTTTGATTCAATAAATTTCTTATTTGCTGTATAAGCAGAAGCTTGAACACCAGGCACAGCTTGCTTTGCGCTAAGAGTTTGCACACGTTGCGCAGCGTTGGCAACTTCGCCAAAGGCAGCAGCTGTTCGCTTGACTTCATCTGTTACAAGCTTTTGCCTAGCTGCCATTTTTGTTTGCTCAAGCGTAATGTCTGCTGCGGCTATTGCCGCGTCTTTTAATGCACCGGCGCCTTTCATGATGGCGTCGTTAATCTTATGCTGAGCGCTTAGATTTTTTTCTGCAGTATTAACGCCTTCAGCAGCAGCTTGCAAAGCTTGGTCTTGATATTCGTTGAAAATTCGCTTAGAGCGCTGCAGCGCAACTTCTGTT